CCATTCTCATTGTAGAGCAGTCAATTGAAAATCAATGGCTCGGGTTCTGGCCGCTCAAAAAACCGAAGCAGAAAAAAGCGGGAGGAAGCTATGGACATATCGCTTCTCCGGAAGAATGGAAAGGGATTAAAGACGGATGGTGACAATGGAACGAATCGGACGGGATATGGATGATCTCCGGAAAAAAATGGAGACATTTATCAAAAACAATGGCCGGATAGATGAGCAAAACGAAAAGACGAAAGCTGAAGAAGCAGCAGAAGAAAGAAAAAAATGGACGAATAGGCTGTATAAAGCCGGGATTGGCAGGCGGTACCATGCCTGCACCTTTCAGAACATTGAAAGAAAAGGATTGCCGGATTCCAAGCTGCTGAAAAGCCATTATGCCATTGCGAAAGATTACGCTAAGAATTTCAAGGCACATAAGGCAAAAGGGCAAGGGCTTATCTTTGCCGGACCGGTAGGACGCATGAAAACAACGATGGCAGTCGCCATTGCGCAGGAAATTATGAAAGAGTACAATCGGGCGTATTTTATCACGATGCCGGAATTGATGGACAGCCTTCTGCAGAATAATTTTTCACAAGAAGTCCGGACGCGGACAAAAGAAACGGACTTACTGATTCTTGATGATATGGGCGCGGAGTATCAGAACGACTGGGTACTGAACGCGGTCGACGCAATTATATCGAAGAGATACAACGAACTCATGCCGGTAATCATTACGACGAATAAGACACCGGAAGAGATGAATCAGAGGTATATGGCACGGATTTTTGACAGGTTGAAACATGCGAACAGGTTACTTATAGAAGCAGGAGAAAGCCTGCGAAAAAATGAGGTTTGAGAAAGGAGAGATTGATAAATGGGAAATAATCGATTTATGGTTGTGTCGGAAGAAAACGGGATTATAGCAATGAATCCGTCGTACGTTGAGCAAAAAGGAAAAAATCTTATCATCTACATGCCCGGAACGTACAAACAGCTTGAGCTGGAATACGAAACGGAAGAAAACGCAAGAAATGCTTTTGTTGAAATAGAGAGCGCTTATGAATCCGGGAAAATAGACGTTTATATCTGATCTAAGGGGTGATAGCAATGAATACGGTGATAGATGTAGCAAGCGTTGTAGTGTTTATTGTCTTGATTATGTACGCGGCGATAAAACTCGACGAAGCGGCAAGAAAGCTGCGCAGCGAGGAAGAGCGGATTTACGGAGAGAGGCGTAAAAAATGAACAACTTGATTATCATTGTTGCCACTTTTGGCAACAAGAGGGGGGCGTGAAGTGAAACTCTACAGTGACAGAGGGGATAAATATTATCTTTTCGGACAGTTTGAACTATATCTGATGCTCATACAGTGCGTTCTTATCGGAATATTAGTAGCGCTGACATACGTTTTGATTCGATTAGGCGGTGGAGTATGAAGCTTATAATTCCCGGGCGGCTGCCCTGCATGAATGACCTGATCGCTGCTAACCGGTTGAACAAGTACGCAGGTGCAGGTGTGAAGAAGAAAACGCAGAGGCAAATTAGTCTGATATTGCAGCCGCAAGTGCGAGGACAAAGGTTTACCGAAAAAGTAAATATCCGCATTGAGTATTACGAAAAGGATATGCGCCGGGATGAAGATAATGTGATGAGCGCCGCAAAGTTTATCTTGGACGCAATGCAGGATATAGGGTTTATCCAAAACGACAGCAGGAAATACGTGCACTTGACGCAGGAAGTATTTACCGATCGGGATAATCCGAGGATTGAAATAGAGGTGAATGAAGCATGAAAATTTTGGATGCCTGCTGTGGCGGTAAAATGTTCTGGTATGAAAAAAATCTGGAGTTCGTGGACTTTCAGGACAATCGGGAACTACAGACGGAATTATGCGATGGACGGATATTCAGTGTAGAGCCTGATTTTATTGGAGATGTCACACAGATGGATATACAAGACGAAAGTTATGACATGGTAGTATTTGACCCGCCACATTTAAAAAATGGCGGAGATACGGGATGGATAATTCTAAAATACGGAAAATTACCGTCCGAGTGGTTGCTGTGGATAGAACGGGCTTTTAAAGAATGTTTTCGTGTTCTGAGAAATGACGGAGTGCTTGTCTTTAAATGGAATGGTGAACAGATACCATTTGCGGAGGTGGTCAAATTATCGCCGTATAAGCCGATTTTTGGGGATAAAAGAGCGAAAACAAGGTGGACGGTATTTGTGAAAAATGCTGCGTTGAGGAAGGGAGAGAAAGTATGAAAACAATAAAAGAAGAAGTAATTGAATTACTGATGAAAAGAATTGGCGTTGCAGAAAATGAAGAATTTGAAGCTCAATTTGCACATGAAGAATGCCAGGTCAATAAGTTTTGTAACGGAGAATTGCTTACAAAAGTTAATGAAGAATGGCGTGATAATTCAATGTGGGCGGTTTTTGTAAAATATTTCGATATCTATGAATTTAAAGTAATTCCGTTTAAGCCGAAAATCGGAGATAAATATTGGTGGGTAGAAGTTGACGGTAAAGTATGTAGTGACATATCTGAACGAGGTTGTACGTTTGACTGCATGGCAATGGCAATAGGAAACTGCTTTAGAACAAAAGAATCGGCGGAAGCACACAAAGAAAAAATTTTAAAAATACTGAAAGGAGAAGGTCATGAATAGCGGAATGCGACCGAGTGTTTTTCATAATCCGGATCCGACGTACGAAAAAACGAAAACGAATTTAAATCGTGAATCTAAGCGAAAACGCGGTGAAGTAGAAGCGTTTTTTGAAGAAATTCGGCGATGCAGAAAGCATATTGACTCTTTGAATCAATACCGCCTGCAGTACGAAATGGATTTGTTTTCTTTAAAAGGCTGTAGATACGATAAGGAGCCGGTGGATGGCGGATCTCAATCCGATTTGTCGGACATAGTGATTGCGTTTGAGCAGCGGATGGCGAAATCAGAAGAATTGCGAATAAAAGAGCTCAACAGATACGGTGATATGAGTACTAAGGGCTTTCAATTGTTAGCATTACTTTCAGATCCGGAGCAGAAGTCAATTATGATTGACCGGTATTTCATGAATGTTCTTTGGGAGAAAATTGCACTGGAACATCATTTTGACAGGAGTACATGTATGAGAATGAGAGACCGGGCAATTCAAGAAATTTCACGAAAAACACAAGTTGCGACTAAATGCGACTTTTAAATGTGGTATTATGATAGTGTAAAGTTCGGGCAATAAACGTCGCCGCCCGATGCTTTCATACAACTCCATAAAAGCAAGAAGCCGGTTTCGATGAGTTTGCCGGCTTTTTGCTTGCATCTAATGAGAGGATTTAATGATGATTGATTACAAGACTACCGCGAAACCGCGTATCGTGACTGATGACGATATTGCGGTTTTCTGTTCGTATGATGAAATTTTGCCGATTGGACAGCTACAGCCGAATCCTCAAAATCCAAATCAGCATAACGAGCAGCAGGTAAAGCTCCTCGGCGAGATTATCCGAAGTGCTGGATGGCGGGCACCGATTACGATTTCAAAGCGAAGCGGGCTGATTGTAAAAGGGCATGGCCGCAGGCTGGCAGCTATTGACGCAAGACTGGCATGGGTACCTGTCGAGTATCAGGAATATGCGACGGAAGCGGAAGAGTACGCTGATCTCTTGGCTGATAACCGGATAGCTGAACTGGCGGAGATGGATAATGATAAACTCTCCGAAATTCTAAAAGACCTGCAGGAGACCGAGAATTTTGATATGGATTTGACCGGTTTTGACGAGGACGCTTTAGCTGACTTGATAGGCGAACAGTTGACATCTGACGAAATCGAAGAGGACGAAGTTCCGGAGACGCAGGAAACGGTATTTACTAAACCTGGTGACTTGTTTATCATGGGTAACCATCGTCTTTTATGCGGCGACAGTACCAAGATAGAAGATGTCAATCGTTTGTTGGGGGGGCAGCAGGCTGATTTATATATTACGGATCCGCCGTATAATGTGGCGTATGTCGGCAAGACAAAAGACGCACTAACGATAGAGAATGACAAGATGGCTGACGGAGATTTCCGCCAGTTTTTAGTTGATGCATTCAAAGCGGCGAACGATAACATGAAGCCCGGATCAGCATTCTATATCTGGCACGCGGATTCGGAAGGATTTAATTTCCGCGGCGCTTGTAAGGATATCGGATGGGATGTTAAGGAATGCTTGATTTGGAATAAAAATCAAATGGTTCTCGGGCGGCAAGACTATCAATGGAAACATGAACCGTGTCTTTACGGTTGGAAGCCGGGTGCACCGCATAACTGGTACAGCGACAGAAAGCAGACAACGGTTATCGACATGAGCAAGCCGAGCCGCAGTGAAGATCATCCGACAATGAAACCGGTTGGCTTGTTTGCGTATCAAATCGAGAATAGCAGTAAACCAGGTGATATTGTACTTGACAGCTTCGCCGGAAGTGGTACGACAATGGTTGCTTGTGAGAAGATGGGTCGAAAAGCAATGCTTATGGAGCTTGACCCGAAGTATTGTGATGTGATTATAAGGCGGTACATACAGGAATCCGGTAATCTTGAAATAAAGGTGGAGCGTGATGGAGAGACAAAATCGCTTAAGGACGTAATGGAAGAAGCAGGAGCCACCTTAGAGTAACGGGAGGTGGTGACTTTTGGGAAGGCGAAGAGCCGAATGCGAATGGGAGCGTAAAAAAGGCGAATCTTCGGAGGCTTATGCCGCATTTAAGCTTTACTACCAGATGGGTGATAAAAGATCTTGCACGAAGGTAGTACAAAGGCTGAACAAATCAAGGGCACTCATCACCGGCTGGTGCGGTAAATGGAACTGGGTCGAGAGGGCCCGCGCTTACGATAACGAGCTGGCTCGGCAGGAATTTGCAGAGGCCTGTAATGCTGTTAAGAAAATGAATGAGCAGCAAGCACAAATCGGACTACTTATACAAAAAAAGGCTCTGGAAGCGCTAAAGGAAATGAAATCTAAAGAACTGTACCCGAAGTTGTTGCTGCAGTATTTAGTACAAGGGGCAGGGCTTGAACGTAAATCGAGGGAATCCGACATTGATATGAAAGTAAACATCGAACAAGGCGAAATGAATAAAATGATGGAAGACGGAGTGCAGATTATCGATGATACAAATTAAACTTAGCGAAAAGATGGCGCCTTCGTTCTTCTCTGTACACAAAGACGTAAAGCAGCACGGACACACGCATTACGTGTTAGCCGGTGGCCGAGGCAGCACGAAATCTTCTTATGTCTCGCTTGAAATTCTACTGCTTCTCATGCAAAATCCGGAATGCCACGCGGTCATTTTACGTAAAGTTGCGAACACGCTTAGAAACTCCGTTTATACACAGATGGAGTGGGCGTTAGATGCTTTGCGCATATCGGATAAATGGAAGATGACGATTAGTCCGATGGAAATAATACGAAAAGCGACAGGGCAGAAGATCTTGTTCTTTGGCGTCGATGATAAAGCGAAAATCAAGTCTATCAAACTGCCGTTCGGCTATGTCGGTGTAGTTTGGTATGAAGAGCTGGATCAATTTGCAGGCATGGAAGAAATCCGTAATCTAAACCAGTCTCTCATGCGCGGCGGATCTAAATTCTGGTGCTTCTCTTCTTACAATCCGCCGAAATCGGCGAACAACTGGGTTAATGAGGAAATGCTTCTCGATGAGAAGGATAGGCTTGTTCACCGTTCAGACTACTTAAGCGTCAATCCCGATTGGTTAGGGCAGCAATTTATTTACGAAGCTGACAAGCTCAAAGCAAAAAACGAAACGGCATACCGACATGAATACTTGGGGGAAATCACAGGAACCGGCGGGGCGGTCTTTGAAAATGTTATAGAAAAGCGGATTACTGATGAAGAGATACAGCAATTTGACCGCAGGCGCTACGGTTTGGATTTTGGCTTCGCGGTAGACCCGTTGGCGTTTATCTGCATGCACTACGACGTAAAACGAGAAATATTATATATTTTCGATGAGATTTATCAGCCGAAGCTGACGAACAGGCAAGCGACGGTAAAAATAAAAAAGAAAATCACAGAAACGGCATTAATTCGTGCGGATAGCGCAGAGCCGAAGTCGATTAAAGAGTTAAATGAATTGGGATTAAGAGCTATGGCGGCTAAAAAAGGTCCTGACAGTGTCGAATTTGGTATTCGATGGCTGCAGGGGCTTTCGGCTATCGTGATTGATAAAAAACGGTGCCCAAACGCGTATAAAGAGTTCGTAACATACGAATACGAAACAACGCGCGACGGGCAATATATCAGTGCTTATCCGGATAAAAACAATCACGCGATAGACGCGGTGCGCTATGGCTGTGAAGATTTAATGCCTGCGCGGTTCAAGGTCAAAGCTGTGCGGAGCAATTTATATTGAGGTGACACATGGATAAATACAGTCTTTTGACAGATGCATATTTCGGTACCGGGCTTTTTGAGAACGGGGCCGGACTTAGGCAGCATCCGCGGGAAGATCCGGCGAATTATAAAGACCGACAGGGGCTGGCGTACTACTTGAATTACACCGGACCGATTGTCAATGCTGCAGTAGATCCGATATTTAAAAACGATATCAAACGCGATTATAACGGTTCGACGCTGTTTCAGACATTTCTTGATGACTGCGACCGAACCGGAACAGATTATCAAGACTTTTGTAAATCGGCAGCGTTGCAAGCAAAATTATACGGCGTCGCATACATCGTTGTTGATAACAGCGACGAACTGGCAGAACGAAGAAGTGACGCTGTCGCAGGACGCAAGCTGCCGTTTCTAAAAATCGTCACGCCGTCGCAGATTAAAAACTGGGCAATTGACCGATACGGCCGCCTGACTATGTTTCAGTACACCGAGACATCACAAGTCGGAGCGAACGCGAAAAACACGGAGACGTATACTTGGACACAAGACTCGTGGGCAATTGGAAATGGCGACGGCAAAACGACAGGTAATCACAACATCGGATGCGTTCCGGTTGTGCAGTGGCTCGCAAGAAACACGGATAGAAAAATCATTAAGCCGCCGTCAGAATATCTATCCGTAGCTCAAGCGAATTATTTTTTGTATCAACTCTGCAGCTGGCATACGCAGCTTCTACGTGATCAGGCTTTCGGCATTCTGACAATGCCGGACGACGGAACTGGAGAAGTAACGGTCGGCACGAATAATGCGCTGATTTATCCGGCGGACGCTACACACACGCCTGCTTTCATAGCGCCACCTGCAGCCCCTGCTGAAATGCTGACCGAGCAGATGGATAGGATCATAAAAGAAATGTTCCGCATGTCCGGTCTGGATTCGGTCATCGGCGTACAAAGTGATAAGAGTAAATCAGGCGTGGCCAAGCAGTGGGATTTTGAAAAAACAAATAAACGATTGGCAGATTTTGCGGTACGCTGCGAGGATGCCGACGAAGCCATCGTTAAATTATTTGAGATGTGGTCGGGGGAAACGGTCGATTATAACTGCGAATACCCGCGTGACTTTAAAATTAATGATGTCGTTGATTCACTGTCTAATGCGGCAGCAGCGCTTGAACTGGGCTTCGATAGTCCGACGTACAAGCTTGAGGTATTGAAGAAGGTGCTGGAAGCGTACATGCCGAATCTGCCGCCGGAAACATACGACAAGATGATTGAAGAGGTCGCGGCCGCCATTGAAGAGAGCAAGCAGAACAGCGCATTTGAAGATGGTGATGTAGATGATCCTGACGGCGACGGACAAGGCGATTAAGGCTTTTGATGCTGAGATAAAGCGGCTTTTGAAAACAGGGAAAACACCGAAAGAGGCTGTCAATGAAGCATACAAGCTGTATCCGGTCATGAAAACCATGCAGGGGGAAATAGAGCCGCAGCTAATCGGAGAAATGAAGAGAGGCGGTGCGGTCGGAGTTGCTAAACCGCTGCTAAAAAAAGCGTCAACTGCAGTATGGGCAGTTGACGGACTGACGCTGTCTAAGAGAACAACACAGGGTGCAAAAGAAGTTACAAAGCAAGCCGCCGCGGTTATCGACGAAGCGGTAAAAAAAGGACAGACGGTACAGAAAACGGTACTTGCGCTTTTCGACGGGTACGGCTACGGGCACACATTGCCGGAACAAGATATCCCTGATTTTTTAAAACAGCTGACGCAAATTGCAAAAGCAAAAGACTACGGCGGCGCAGAGTTTCATAAAACGATGCGGGCGGTGGAACGAAACCTGAAGAAGCTGAATGTGCAAGGGCTGAAAGCCGCGTACACGCAAGTAAAGAATGCTGTACTGTCAGGAAATGAAAAACGCATTGAAAAAGCAGTCTATACAGCGACACAGGAGCGCACGCGGTACTTTGCGCGACGTATCGCCCGAACCGAGATGGCAAGAGCGTATAATGACGGTTTTATTGCAAAGTGGGCAAATGATGAGGACTGCATAGCGTTTAAATGGAAAATGTCTACCGCGCATCCGTTTTGCGATATTTGCGATATGTACGCGGAAGCCGATTTGTATGGCATGGGGCCCGGGATATTTCCGAAAGATAAGGTGCCGACGCTTCCCGTTCATCCGAACTGCATGTGTCACCTGCGGCCAGTGATGACGGGATCTAAACTACTGAAAAGCGAAACACCGCACGCAAGAATAGAAGATGGCGGCAGAGAATGGCTGGATAAACAGACACTGCCGAACAGACAGCGAATACTCGGCGTATACGGTGAGAAAGATGTCAAAGCTGGGCGGAGCTGGACAGAAAAAGCACGCGGATACAGCGGCGAAAAGATGAAAAGCAGAATACCGCTGCTTCAAGTAATTGAATTAGATTCGATTACTGTCAACGGGAACGTGTATAAAATTGATGGAAAGCACATTGTGCTGGATCATACTGAATACGAACAAAAAATCGCGTATATTTTGGCGAAAGAACTAAAAGCTACCGTTGGGTTAGTACCGAGGGTTAACTTTCCGCAAGGAGTTAAAACTCCCGATTACATTATCCGTGACAAGTGGTATGATCTGAAAACACCGGAAGGCGCAGGAAAGAATACCGTTTTTGATTTGATTAAGAAAAGCAAAGGTCAAGCCGAGAACTTCATAATTTGTGCAGATAGAACCCGATTGTCTGAAACAGATATCAATGCACAGATAGAAAGAGTGTTTAAATCCGAAAGGACGGATTTCGTGAAATCTATCACGCTGATAAAAAATATGAAGATATTAAAGAAATACGAAAAATAAAAAGCCATCCGGCAACCTTGATATAAAATATCTTTAAATGGGCTACCGAATAGCTTTTTATTTGATTTTATTATAGCACATTTTGGCAAGTTTGGCTAAAAAGTACTCGTTATGAGTGCTTTTATATTGCCTTTTCACGGGACAGGAGCCCGTCCGCAGGCGTTAAAGAACGGTCTTTTTTTGTTGGGACGGGAGCCCATTATTACAGTACACAGGAGGTACTTATTATGACATTGGCAGAATTGTATGAGGCGTTAGGTAAGTTAGAAAATGGGTCGGAAATGGTATCTACCATTAAAACGGAAATTTCCCGCTTAAATGGTGAATCCGCAAAGTTCCGCACATCTAAAAATGAAGCTGACGCGAAAATTACCGAGCTCACCGCGAAAGTGGAAGAACTCACGGCGAAAGGTACAGGAGACCAGACCGCCGCCGAGAAAATGCAGAAACAGCTGGATGAGCTAAACAAGAAGTACGAGGCAGCTGAAAACGCCCGCAAAGAAGAGCAGGCTAAACGGGTACAGGCTGATATTATGCAGCAGACTGTAGCGGCTCTCACAAAAGGCAATGCAGCAAATCCAGCTGAAATTGCAAAAATCTTGGTCGGTTCTATCAAAGCGGATGAGGACGGTACTTACAAATTCACAAATGCCAAAAATGAACAGGTCTCTATCGAAGACGGTGCCGCAGGCTGGCTGAAAGATAATGCATGGGCAGTAAAAGACACGCAGAATCCGGGAAGCGGCGGAGGCAACGGCGGAAGCGGGAGACAACCACAGCCGCAGGGGCTGCAGGCGGCAGTTGCGGCTGCATTGAATAAGTAATTTTTTAAGAAAAGAGAGGTAAAAACACATGCCGGTAACATTAGCACAGGCAAAACTTAACGTACAGGATGATCTTCAGGCAGAAGTCATCGACGAATACGCAAAATCCAATTTTATCTGGGAACACATTATTTTTGACAACGTAGTATCTCCCGTCGGCGGCGGGGCTACTCTGACTTACTCTTATAACCGCGTGAAAACACAGCCTAAAGCCGATTTCCGTGCGGTCAACGAAGAGTACACCGCGCAGGAAGCCGAAAAAGAGCAGAAATCCGTCGATCTGGCGATTTTCGGCGGGTCTTATAAAGTAGACCGCGTTATTGCGAAAATGGGCGGCATTGAAAATGAAGTCACGTTCCAGATGCAGCAGAAAATCAAAGCTGCGTCCGCACTTTGGAACGATACCGTTATCAACGGTGATACCGGGACGAACACCAAAGCATTTGACGGGCTTGAAAAAGCGCTGACCGGGTCTTCTACGGAATACAAACCCGCAGCGGCTATTGACTTGTCTTCCGGGTCTGCTATTGACAGCAACTATAAGACATTCCTCGATGCGCTCGATGAATGTATGGGACTAATGGATGGTGAGCCGTCCGCGCTTCTTATGAATGCGGCACTTTTCACAAAATTTAAGGCCGTTGTCCGCCGTGCGGTAGCCTACACTGAAACGAAAGATGACTTCGGGCGTCCTGTTCTCACGTATAACGGCATTCCGATTGTCAATCTCGGCGCAAAATCCGGTTCAAATGATCCCGTTGTGCCGATTGATACCGCAAAAAGCACGACTTCTTTATACGCTGTGCGCTTCGGTATTGATGGTTTCCATGCTGTTTCGATGGCGGGCGTAGCACCGGTACAGTCTTGGTTGCCTGATTTCAAAACACCCGGGGCAGTAAAGTCGGGTGAGGTGGAAATGGTGGCCGCAGTTGCGCTGAAAGCGACGAAAGCGGCTGCAGTTCTTAGAAATATCAAAGTTAAATAAGGAGGTACAAAATGGCACAGATTATAGCACCGAATAAAGATTACACCGGTGTAAGTGCTTCTGTACCGTTTGTTAAGGGCGTCGGAGAAACTTCCGACGCTTACTTAATCGAGTGGTTTAAGGAGCACGGATATACCGTGATTGAAGATGATGCGGCAGAAGTACCGCCGGAAGCCCCTGAAACTCCTGAAACCGAGGCAGCGGATGCAACTGAACAGGTCGAATCTGAACCAGAGGCCGGTGAACAGGTCGAAGAGACACCGGAGAAACCGAAGAGAACACGTTCTTCAAGGGCAAAAGCAGCTGATGCAGAATGAATTCGGCGGAAATCTTCAGACGGCGGCTAAGGCAGGCAGTCAAAGAGAGTACCTTGACGGTAGCAGAGTATGCGCAGGATAATCACCGGTTTAAATCAAGGACTGGACAGCTCGAAAGAGCGGTTAATACAAGAATAGTGAATGATTTAGCTGGTGAAGTATTTATCGATAACGGTATAGCTGCTTATGCAGGATTTGTCCATAACGGCAGCGCGCCACATCGGATTATACCGAACAGTAAAAAGGCGCTGAGATGGGTGAGAAACGGCGCCTTTCAATTTGCCCGGGCGGTAAATCACCCGGGATATAAAGGTGATCCGTTCTTATATACCGCGGCGGACGACAAAAAAAGAGAGGTTCTGACCATTTTTGACCGTTATGCCGAGCTGGCAAAAGAAGATATCGCGACAGAGTTGGTAAAGAGGTGACAAATGGCTGAATTTGTAAAAGAATCCGATATTTTTGATGAAGTTTTGCGCGGGCGCGTGACTACAGAACAGATCGCAGGAGCAAACGAACACATGAACCGGCTGGCAGCCGTTTACGGTGTTGTGAATGCTGTAGCGCGTCCTCTGACAAAAAGGCTCGCTGTGTTAATTGCCTGCCGTGATTGTTGCCTTGCTCTTGTTGGCACGGATCCTACTGTAGCGATTGACGGAAATCGGCAAGACGATGTCTACGAACGAAAGTATAAGCTCTATCGGCAGCAGGCAGAAGATATCACAAAGATGTTGACGCGGGCGGATTTTATGAAAGAAACGGATACCGATGACGAAAGAGAGAGGGGAGCATGGACACGTACAGTGAAAATCAGTCGAGCTTGAGAGAAATAACAAAAGCGCTGAAAGATTATCTGAAAAAAACATTTCCGGATATCGATTGGTCTTTTGAGTTGAATGGGCCTGTCACTCCCGTCAAACCATCTGGGACGGTTACCGCCGATGAGGTTAGTTTTGAAAGTCCGACAAAGGGCGGTGAATATGCCGCCATAGAATACAGTATCTATCTTATTGTTCCGAATTCCAAAACGGTAAAGGTTGATGAGCTGTCTATGCGAGTGCGTGAATCGTTGTTAGATAATTATGATCTTGACGGCACGGTGCAGAATAGCACGGTCAAAAAGATTGTTTTCGGAACGGCACCCGGCGTGAGAGGCAATGCCGGGGCCGCGATTTTGAAATATGAAGTAAACGAATGGTTATAAAGAAAGGAAGAAACGAAATATGGCTGGAAAAGTAAGAGTAACACGAAGCGCGAGTGCCGGTAAAATCCAGGGTAAAGATGTCCTTGCATATTTGAACTACGGAACTGGTGCAACAGAAGCACTGCCGCAGTGGTCTTTGTTTGGCGGACAGACTACTGCTGATTTATCTATGAGTGCCGACGAAATCGACGCAAATAGTAAAGATTCAGGCGGCTGGGGTGAAAGCTACGCCGGGATTAGATCTACTGAACTTTCTCTCGAATGTATCGCAACAAAAGCCGATGAAGCTTATGCTGCATTGAAAGATGCATTTATCAAGAGCGAGGTAGTGGATATCTGCAGATATTTCACGACAGACGGTACTGCAGAACGAAACTGGTATTCTATTACCGATATTTCGGACACCACGCCGCATGATGACATGGTTACATTCACAATCAAACTAAAGGGTATCGGCGCGCCGACTTTCTACGAAAAAGTTACGAAGATTGCAGATGTAAAAGGCGTAATGACCGGTGCTACGGTAACAATTGGAGGCTAATATGAGACTTGACCGAATTACACGGAAGGTTTGGTTCAAGGTCGAGGAGAGCGAACACGCTCTCCTTTTCACTTTATCCGGACTTGAACAGCTGGAAGCAAGAATGCCGGGCGGTTTTTTGGCTACGATTACAAATCAGCCGATTCCGACTTTGAGTGTTTTGATTGATGCATTTTGGATCGGATTAAAGTGCGCTGGAGAAATCATGGATCGCACGGAAGCACAAAATCTCATGATGAGGTATATGCGTGAGGCAGGTCTTGATGAAACAATCAAGCTTTACACTGCCGCTATTGCCGCCTGCGGAATATTAGGCCCCACAGGAACAAAAAACTTACTTGAAACGCTGGGAATTGATGACATCGATGTTGGTGAGGATACACCAAAAAACGAGAAACTGGCGAAACAGAAGAAATAAAAACGCTTGCGGATTATTTATTGGCTGTTTTGCCGGTATGCTACGGCGAATTGAAGATGTCGTCAGCAGAAATCGGAGGTTCTACTCCGCATGAAATCAACATGCGAGCGAACGGATATGCCCGCCGTGTGAATAATAAAAAAATCTTTGTCGGATCTCTACTGACGGTTCCGATTATCAACGGTGGCACCCGGGCACCGAAACGTCCGATTACTGTAAAAAAATTATTTCCTGATGTTTTTGGGAAAAAGGCAACAAGTGAAGATATTGAAAGAGCAATCAATTTGGTAAAACGAGCAGAAAGGGGGGATTTTGGTGGCAAATCATGATATAAAAGTGACCATTTCCGCAGATGGCGGACAGGCTGTCAGAGAAACGGACAAGGTCAAAAGCGCGCTGCAGAGTGTATCTAAAGTCAAAGCGTCTAACAGCTCGATGAATGATCTGGCGGCTGGTGCTAAAAATGCTGATAAAGAGGTACAAAAGCTTAATAAGGATGTAGGATCCATTCCGGGAACTCTTGCTAAAGTCGGTGCAGCTGTGTCTGCGGCGTTTACTGTAAGCGCCATTATTGGCGTAGGAAAGGCCGCTCTGCAAGCTGCAGCTAATATGGAGTTGCTCAAGAAAGGTCTATCCTTCACTCTCGGAAACAGTGAAGCTGAAAGGCTGATCAAAACTATTCAGGGGATTGGTGAAGCGTCCGCTTACGATACAACACAGCTCATGCCGATGGCTCGAGCGTGGGTCAATCTTGGCGATAATGTAGACACTGCAGCGTCAAAAATTCAAAAGATTGTAGACTTGGGCTCCGCTTATGGTCTTACAACAGATGAAATTAATCGCGCCAATACCGCTCTTGCACAAATGCAGATGGCAGGTAAAATCGGCGCACAGGACATGATGCAGTTGACAAATGCCAATATCCCCGCCTGGAAATTACTGTCTGAAAAAATGGGGTTGTCCGTAGCCGAATTAAAAGAGATGTCCTCTCAAGGACAGCTTACGCAAGAAGCTATGGATATGCTCTTTGAAGCGATGGCTGAAAAAACCGGTGGCGCTGCGGAAAGTCTCGCAAACACATTGATGGGGAAATTCTCAAATATCGAGGAAGCGGCTACAAACAGTATGGCCGCTGTTGGGGACATCATCAGTGAGGCATTCGACGTGAGGGGCGGTCTTGACGCACTCGGAGAGCTTGCGCAGGGATTTAAAACGCACGTAACGAACATCAAAGAAACAATGAAAGATGTCGGTGTCAAGCAGGCTATCGTTGATGAGTTGACGTTGATAGACCCGGTAATGGGCTTAGTCGTAGACACGATGATATCCGGGTTTCAGAAGATCGCCGGGGTTATCTCGGAGAACTCCACTGCCATTAAAAATCTAATTATTGTTATTGGTAGCATTATGGCAACGGTCACGGTCTGGAATGCCGTTGCCGGAGGCATATCTTTAGTTACTAATGCCTTTACTGCCGCAAGAACTGCCGCATTGTTATTCCGCACTGCGTGTATGGCTAATCCTGTCTTAGCTGCTCTATCTCTTATTGTTGCTGCTGTGGTGCTCGTTGCGGCAAACTGGGACTATCTCAAAGGTGTGGCCAATAAAGTGATGTCAAGTATCTCCTCATTTGTCGAGAGCTGCTGTAATGCGGTAAAGACAAAGTTCCAGAGTGCTATTGATACGGTAAAAAATATGTGGCAAGGATTAAAAGATTTCCTGTCACATCCGATTGATACCTTAGTACGCATTCAGAAAGAAACAATAGAGAGCGTAAGACAATCTGGCAGCGGATACGCTAAAGGCGGCGTTTTCGGTATGGCGTCTGGCGGTCTGGTAGGCGGTTTGGTACCGCTGGCAAACGGCGGGCAGTTAAAACACGGCACGCCTGCGATTGTCGGTGAAGCAGGACCTGAAGCGGTTATTCCACTTCGTGACGAAGTGCTGGCCAAAATCGGTAAGGCGATTGCTGACGCTTACGGGGTCGGAAAGAATAACAGTTCCGCTATCTCCAAAATCCGTATGGAAATTAAGTCACAGGTGGATACGGACAAAGTAAGTGCCTACGCGAAGCTGCTTGATGATGCAAGAGAAAAGGCGCAGGCTATCGGTGCAGAGTTAGCCAAGTTTGACGAGTTCCAGAAAAAAGCAAACGAAGAAGCCTTAGAATACTCCGAGACAGGAGAAAAAACGGTTGCATATCAGCAACAACTCGCCACTTTGACGGAGAAGATTGCTAAAGCGCAGGAAAAGATTAATAACGGTACTGCCGGAAATAACGGACAGCATAATCTGGATATGCTTCTTGCTAAGCGAGATAATCTGACCGCTGATTATGAAAGCAACAAAAACCAGGCAATACAGGCAGCACAGGAAGCGGCAAGCAGTCGAGTAGCGGTAGAGCAGGAAGCACAAGCGGCGATAGATCAGCTGAATCAGCAGACACAAGAAAAAATGCTGTCTCGTGAACTGGCTGTTCAGAATGCGAAACATCAGCTTGAATTAGCTAATAACGCCGAAAGTCTGCAAGCCTACGCAGAAATGATGGCTGAAAAAGACGCTATTACTGGGGAAAGCTATGCTACTACTCTTGCAAATGAACAGTTACTATCTGAAATGCGCACGGCGCTCTATGAAGAAATGATGTTACAGGCGACCGATTGGAGCACCTATATGAATGAAACGCTTACACAAATGGCGCAGACCGTGCAGTCGCAGCTTTCAAGCGGAATCGCTAACTGCATAACGCAAGGGCAGTCGCTCGCGAGTGTGTTTACAAATTTGGGGAGCACCTTGCTGAATACGTTGATAAAGAATGTTTTGCAAAAAGCTATCGCAAGCTTAGGAATTATAAAATCTTTGTCGCAAAACACAAGTAAGCAGGAAATTGCGAACGCTAATTCAGAAGCGGCAGCGCAGGGCGCTAAAACAGGAATCATGGCGTCTAATGCGACAGCGGCAGTTATCGCGGCTAATCCGTGGTCAGCTGCCGGCGCCGGCGCGCTTGTGTCGGGACAAATGGCCGCGGCGAGAACGGCGGCTTCTGCTATTGGTTTAGCGACAGGTGGGGCGGTAAGCGGAAGCGGAACATCAGTTTCTGATAGTATCCCGGCCATGCTCTCTAACGGTGAGTACGTGCTGAATGCCGACGCAGTATCGAGGATAGGCGTTCCGACATTAAACATGCTGAACGAAGGAAAGGCTCTGCACTTTGCCGAAGGCGGCGCGGTTAGCAGTTCTTCAGGCTCTTCTGGAATCAGTCGCCCAACGATTCAGTTCAATGTCAGCGCTCTGGATCCGGCAAGCTTTGTAGATTTACTGCGCGAGAGCTACGGCGATAAGATAAAACAGTTCCTTTTTGATGATTCGCAAGGCTTTGCGTCAGAAAGCGGGGTATTCGGATGATTTTAAGAAAATTTCCCGCATTACGTAAACTCGCTTATTCAAGCACAAAAAAACAAAAATGGAATACGCAAGTACAGAAATCGGGAAGCGGGAAAGTCCGCACGCTGACAAATCAACTATATCCGGAATGGACTATTACTGCAAAGCTGGTTAAGTTGACCAACGCGGAAGCAAGAAAACTAATGGGGTTTGCAGCACTGTTAAAAGGTGCGCATACCCCTTTTCTATGGCTTGATCCCGAAGATTACGAAGAAAAAGGAATACAATTACCGCTTATTACGGCGGGAACTTATCAAGCGGTCATGAAAATGGGAGACTACGTAGAGCCGGTAGAATATATCGAAAAAGTAACGGTATATATTGATGGGGTGAAGCAAAATAGCAATGCTTATACCGTTATCGATGGGCTGGTGAAGTTTAAAACCGCTCCGGCAAGCACCGCAAAAATCACCGCAGATTACACATACTACTGGAAAGTTATGCTTGCTGATGACGGCATAGAAACAGAGAATATTTTTATTGATTTTAACAAGTCGAAGACATTTAAAATGGTGACTGTACGATGAAAACAGTGAATGAATCGTTAAAAACATACTTAGAAACTGAAAAGAACATAACATCTTGTGACTTATACGAGCTGGTTCTGTTTAACGGCAATAAGTATTACTATGCCGATACAGATATGGATATATCTTTTGGCGGGCATACGTATTTGCACAACGCGTTACTGATTAAGCGACAGCAAGTTAAGATTCATGATCGTGTGGTAGTTGATACAATGACCGTTACTGTGCAGGCGGATAGTAACGACAAACTGGAAGGACTGCCGTTCTTGCAGGCGGCGCACAGCGGAGTACTTGACAGAGCTAAGCTGTATCTCCGGAGATGCTTCTTCCGCGATCAATCAGTTGTCGGCGCAATTGACCTGTTCGGCGGAAATGTTGAGGTCAAATCTGCGGGAGGTATCAAGATTGAACTGTCTGTCAAAGCTGAAACACAGGGGCTGAACATGGAGTTTCCAGTCCGCAGGTACTACCCGCAGGGAAGCTACACGACGAATGCTGACGGCGTTATTTACAGTAAAGAAACAGACGCCGCGACGCTGATTGCTCCGTTCGTGCCGAGAAGAGAGGTACTCATATGACAGACGGCGAAAAAATAGCGAAAGCGGCTGCAGCATGGTTAGGCACACCACACATTAACGGCGCAAAAGTAAAAGGTCGCGGTGTAGACTGCGGCATGCTGCTAATAGGCTGCGTAGAAGACGCTGGACTGCTGAAAAAAGACAGTGTCCAGATTGAGCCGTACTCGAACGAATGGCATTTGCATCATAGCGAAGAATGGTTCTTGAGCTATGTGCAGAAATATTGCGACGAAGTAGAGACCATGCAGCCCGGAGATTTTCTGCTGTATCAGTTTGGCCGCTGCGTCTCCCATGGCGCTGTCTATATCGGTAAGGGACGCTTAGTTCATGCGTATATAGACCGCGGTGTGGTCATGACAGATATTAGTGATGTAATGTTTTTCGACGCAAAAGGCAGGAGCCGCTTGCGTGGAATTTACCGATTTAACAGAAAGAAGGTGAGACGATGAGCTTTTTTCGCGGAAGAACAACGACAACGCGAGCAAATAAGATAAGTGAATTTACCGTCAACACCGCGGAATACGGCGCTGTCGTACCTGAAATTATCGGCACTGTACGGACGGCGGGAAATGTAATCTACTATGACGATTTTACCGCCCATGAACATCGAGAAACGCACAAAGCAGGGAAGGGCGGTAAATCTAAGCAAGTCAGCATAACCTACACATACACAGTAGCGGTCATTTTAGGACTTTGTGAGGGTCCTATTTTTGGGATCGGAAAAGTGTGGATCGGTAAAAATGTACACAATTATCCGGCGGACGACATTCAACTGACGCTGTTTGACGGCAAAGAGAATCAGCAGCCGTGGGCGTACACGCAAAGCAAGCACTCGGATAAGGCACTTCCGTATCCGGGGTTGGCATACATGGCGGGCGTTATTGATTTAGGTGATTTCGGCTCCATGCCATCGTATAACTTTGAGGTTAAAGGCAGGTTATTAGAAACAGGGGACGGCATAGACGTTAATCCTGCGGACTACATCCGATATGTCTTAGATAAAATCGGTAAAAAGGACATACAGATTATTGGGCTGGACAACTACAGAAAATACTGTAAAGAGGCCGACCTTTTAATTTCTTCACCGCCTGATGAAGACGCGAAAGCCGCCCGGGAAGTCGTAAATGAAATCGCAAAACTGACTAATGCGTATGTTTTCTGGTCAAATGACAAACTAAAGATCGTACCGCTGGCCGATAGACCGGTCGGCAGCTGGGCACCGGATAAAACAGGCATTATAGACCTAACGGCGGATGATTTCCTGCCGCAGTCCGGCGGGGCTCTTGTGACATACAAAAGAAAAGACAGCTCTGTGATCTATAATCAGTTTCCGGTAGAGTTTATCAATCGCGCGAACGGCTACGAAAAAGAATCAGTCAGCTATGAATTTACTGAAGACATCAAGAACTACGGCGTAAGAGCCGCAAGCGTAACGAACGCCCATTATGTCTACACAAAAGAACGGGCAGTTAAAATTGCCGAACAATTAGCAAGAAACAACAAGTACGAAAGAACGCAGTATACGTTTAAACTCGACTGGAGCTTATGCCGCTTAGAAGTTGGGGATTTAGTGCGGCTAACCGATGAAAATTCGGGTATCTATGAGCAGGTCGCAGTTATTAACGGCATCACAGAAGGTACCGATGGGTGCTTAACCGTAACGGCAATATCAAGAGCGCCGGGAGATTATCCTGCGGCAAAATACAACGTACATGCTAACGATAGGCCGTACATTGACTACAACAAAACCGCCCCAGATACCATTCCGGTTATCTTCCAGCCGCCTGCAGATCTTACCGCAGACGGGCTGGAGCTCTGGATTGCTGCTAAAGGTAAAACTGAGGGCTGGGGCGGATGTACCGTGTACGTCTCCGACGACAACACAAACTATCGAACAGTCGGGCAAATTGCAGGATCTGCGCGTTGCGGCAAATTAACACAGCCGCTGTCACCGATGCCGAATCACCCATCCGGCAATCAAGCAATAGTAACATGTAATGATCAGCTGCTTAGCGGTACGCCGCAGGACGCAGAACGCAAGAATACGCTCTGCTGGATAGACGGCGAGTGTATGAGTTACATCAACGCTAATTTGCAGTCGAACGGAGCGTGGCTACTGACGGGGTTATACCGTGGACAGTGCAATACGACTGTCAGAACGCACGCAAAAGATACAGACTTTGTCCGGCTTGATAATTCGGTATTCAAAGTACCGTTCACGAAAGATGACATCGGCAAAAAAATCTACATTAAATTCTGCTCACACAACATCTTCGGCGCAGGGCAGCAGGATCTGTCCGAAGTCAAAGCTTACGAGTACACACTCACGCCGTACTACATCCCGCCTGTTACAAATATCACAGCGCATAACCGTTACAGGCAGCTTGCTGACGGTGTATCTCGATACGACATTGTCGTTAATTGGATACCGCCCACGCTGCAGAGTTACCTGCAGGGCGACGTATGGTATAAGACAAGCAACGCACAGGCAAAAGATCTCGTTATCAAAGAAGGCACAAAGGGCTCTGAACTTGGTTTTGACGGAGAATGGACATTCGGCGGTAGCGGAAAAGATCAAGTCGTCATACCACAGGCTATCGTCGGCGACACCTATTTAATTGCGGTCTGCACGAAGGACGAATGGGGTGAAGTGACAAGTCCGGATACGTCGCCGCAGATGAAAATACTCGTCGCGCTTAAAACTGAAATACCGAATACGCCGGACGGATTTGGCGTAGATTTTGGACCGGTTTGCACCGCCAGCTGGAAAGAAGTCACGAATACGGATATTGCTTTTTACGAAATCCGGACAGATGACAATGCCGGCGATGAAACAGCAGGACTGTTAGCACGAACGAATAACTTGTCCGCTATACTGCCGCTGATAGAACGGAGCGGGAAACTGTATCTGTACGCAAAATCCGCAATCGGTAAATACTCTGCGCCGGCTATTTTACAGTACAATAAACAGCCGCCGCGGAAACCATCGCCGCCCGTACTCACAAGTACAATCGGGGGCTTTGGGCTGACGGCAGAAGCAATTCCAAAAGACTGCGCAGGCATGAACATTTACATCAACGGTACGGACGGGCAGAAAACAATCAAGACCGAAAACAACAGCTACAGTCACGCATGCGGTGCGGGTATCTATGACGTATCCATTGCTTATTATGACCTGTTCGGCGAAGGCGAAAAGTCAGGAGAAAGCCGTGTGGTCGTCAAAGTATCAATCAGTAAAGACATGCTCGAAGATGAGGCGGTCAGCCTTGCGAAAGTAGATGCGTTAGTTAAGCAAAAGCTCAACGACGGCGCTATTGCAAAGCAAGACGTAACTACAATAGTCTCTAATCTCGGAAATCTCATGCTTGCAAAAGCCAATTACAGTGCCATAGCACAGATGACAGACGCCATCAATTTGAGGGTGCAAAAAGGCGACGTTATCAATCAGATCAACTTGTCACCGACAACAACGACGATTGCAAGTAGATATCTACACGTTGGAGCCGAAACAGTCATAGATAACAACGTTATTGTCTCAAGAATGCTTGCGGCAAAAGCAATCACGGCGGATAAGTTGGCAGTTACATCACTATCGGCAATTACAGCAAATATCGGCACGTTGCGTACAAAAACAAGCGGTGCAAGAACCGAAATTAAAGACAACCTGATTGAAGTGTACGACAGCAATAATCGGTTAAGAGTAAGATTGGGGGTGTGGCAAAAATGATGTACGTGTTGATTGTAATTGCAGTTATTGGTGTCATCGTGTATGCGTGCTTGAAAAAGAAGAAACGAGGCAACACAGAAACGCCGCCGGACGAAAAGCCTGATGACGGCGGAAATCATACAGAAATCATCGTAAAAGTACCGACAGAAAGCAAAGGGTACATAGTTGAAGATGGGGTAAAGAAAGAGGTGACAATTAAGTATATGCCGCAAGGGTTACAAGTTTTTGATGAAAAAGGAATATGTATATTGAATATCACTGAACGGTTAACCCGATGTATTGGGAGTATTAACATATCGGGTACTCACGGAGAGGTACGCTTATCGGGGATATCGAGTGCGGATTTCTGGTTTGCCTGCACTAATATTAAAATAGATGGATACACATCACCGGCACAAAAAGAACTGATGGTACCAGGAATTACCTACAAAAATGGGGTTCTGCACTGGGATATCAACGTCTTAGGAGACGGAAAATCATTTAGCGCAACTGTCCTCTACGGGACATACTGAGGTGAAAACTATATGAGTAAATATGTTGAGGTATCTAATGTTTCGGGAAATATTGTTATAGATGATACGTACAGAAATTTGTGTTTGAAAAGAAAAATAAAATTACGAGACATCAGGACGAGCGAAGGTAGACACACTGTAATGCTGAACGATGACGAATTGCTCATAGGTGTCGGGAATCCCAAAAAAAATTTAATTCGAGCTGCGGTTATTTTTATTGAACCGCAAAAAGCGGAAATCATACCGTACACGATATCTCAAGACGACAATATAGTGCCGGACCCCGAGGATTATGATGATATGTATATTTACGTATGGGGATTTTACACCGGGGAATCTGGGTCTACTGGACTGGAAATCTATAATAATCAAGGGGGTATCATATTCAGTTCAAATATGAAACCGTTAAATATAGTGTTTTGCGGACACAATAATCTGCCGGGCAGTAATATATTTAGACCTAATCGTAGATATTGCGTTATACAATGTACTTCTACATTTTTATTTAATGCTCCCCGTAGTATATCCGAAGCCGGTTTGGGATTTATTGAGTTGTTTATTATGTCAACATCGTATAGAACGTTCGCTTGTTTGACACCACAGGGCATGAGATATATTGGATATGATGTGCTGGGGTTGCCTACCGAGATGTACGATACAATCCCTGTGCGTTCAGAAGCAAATAATGATGGGGAAATTTGGGATGCAATTCCATACGGAGACACGGTGTACTTAGTATCAGATGTTACAAATTATTAAAAAAAGGAGAAAAGCTATGAAAAGAACATGCAAAGTAAACGGTAAAGTATCTTATCCGGAGAACGATGGGGTTTTAACGACGTTTAGCTTTCATAATCCGGAAACAGGCGAAGTCTATGCTATGTCGACAACAAGTCAAGAAGAAACTGATGAACTGAACTACGGAGACACGGTCACGCTGGAGATTAAAAAGAAAGAAACAGAGGTTACCGAATGAAACCGCAAACATTTCAGCACCCGGAGATCCGAGATGAAAACGACAACATCATAAAGCCGGGCGCGTTCGGGAAAAACAGTGCGTTTTTTAATGCAGAAAATGACGGCATCGGCGATTACATCTTTAACGATCTTGAGTGGCTGTACGAGCATGCTAATGCAGATGACATCACGACAGGTAAACTGTCTGTGACGGGAGCAAGCACACTGTCTACCGTCAATGCAGATGACATCACAGCTAAAAAGCTGTCTGTGACGGGGGCAAGTACGGCTCCCACGGCGCCCGCAGGGGATAAATCGAAAATCATCGCTAATACGGAATTCGTGCAAAATGCTGTATCGAGTCTTGTGGGAACTGCACCGGAAACACTGGACACGCTAAATGAGCTGGCGTCAGCGCTCGGAAACGATCCGAACTTTGCAACAACTCTATCAAATAAGATAGGAACAAACACGACAAAAATTAATAAAAACACGCAGGACATTGCAAATATTCAAAAGGACATCTATACGGGTGTGGTCAACAAGAAAACATTAACATCGGTAGGTTATGCAGTGGCGCATAAAGCGGTAGTAACAGCGGAAATCATAGGGTTGACGCAAGATAACCTACGCCGTGTTAAATTTAGTGTCATTGGCGCTTGCATAGAAAAAGGAACAAATGGTGCAGAGTTTAGATGGCTTAACTTCTGTACCGGAAATTTTGGAATTTCTTCTGCATATACTGATATCTACTCACGGTCTGAATTTATAAGAGTAGAAGATGATCTTGTTCCGATGAGCTATTGCGGGTGCCTGCCGGAGAACAAACGAGAATATGGATTTATGGTGAACATATCAAAAGAACAACTGCAGATCGGACGAATTTATACAACAAACTTAGATTATGGCAGCTATGCGAATTCAGAACTTTATGCGGGCGGATTCTGTTTCTCGTTTGTAGCTGACTTTACAGATAACTAAGAGGGAAATCATGATATTTTTTCAAAAACTGAAGAAAAAAATAAGAAGATACAGCAAGCCGCCGTATCTGTGGGGCGGTTTCGTAACAGTGGCAGCCGTCATGGACTGTGTAAATTTTGCAGAATACTTCTGCAGGACTTGTCTCAATCTCTTGGATAAGTGGGAGTGTAAATCCGTTGTAAGTGTTGCGCTGATGTGGGTTTTATCATTTATCAATACTCCTTACGGCGTGGTGCTTAATGCTTATTTTTGGCTGATTATCATTGACATATCTACACGTTGGCTTGCCATCGGATTTCAATATCTCGTTGACAAAGGAATGGATCCGAACTACTTAACGACACGGGAAAAACTATACGGCATTGTTCTTGCGTTTAGCGCGAAACGCTTAAAATCTAAAATCATGCTTTGGGGGTTTCTGACAAAGTTTATTCTCTTCACAATTCTCATTCTTACAGCTTCGCAGATTGATACGGTTCTGTCGGCAATAGAGATACCGCTTTCTTGGCCGGTGCTTAAATTTATGTTCGGATATATTTGTTACAACGAGATACTGTCGATTTGTGAGAACTTGAGAGATGCAGGAAATCATCATATAGACAAGCTAATCACATTACTTGATAACAATATATTTGCGAAACTCAAGAAATAACCGCTAAATGGCGGTTTTTAGATGGAGGTAATCATGACACTGCAAGAATTCAAAGCAGCGCTTTTAGACGCAAAAGAAATCATACAGGACAAGGCACGCGGGCTGGGGCGTGATGTAAAAGCGTATTGTCACTGGACTGGCGGAGATTACAACACGGACAGTGATGATTATCACATATGTATCCGCGGAGACGGGACAATAATTAACACATTACCGTTATATATGACTCCGGAAGCAACATACCACCGAAACACGGGATCTATCGCAATCACACTGGACTGCTGCCGCGGTTATACGGCGTGGTCGCATGAAGACGTGGAGCTCGGAGACTGTCCGCCGACCGACGCGCAGATCGAATGTCTGGCGCAGGTCATCGCAGTCATCTGTGATGTAATGGAGATACCGGTAGATATACAGCATGTCATGACTCATGCCGAGGCTGCAGATAACATGGACGGTGAGTATTATCACGAACCGTACGGACCGGAAAACGGATGCGAAAGATCAGATTTGACGATCTTACACGCAGGAGAAGAGTGGATGTCCGGCGGAGACATCCTTCGCGGCAAAGCTATATTTTATATGAATCAAAGGAGTGCGTAATGTGGAAAAGAAGAAAATTATCACTATTGCTTGCGCTGTCATTGCTGTTGTCGCCCTGTCCATATATCTCATATGCACAGGCACCGCAGGCAGCCGAAACGGTAACGATGCAAAGGACGCAGTACGAGAGGCTCAAGAGTATAGCAAGCAATCAGCAGATGCGGTTAGATCTGCTGAAAATGAAATTAAATCTGCTGGAGAGCAACTCGACAGAAGCATCTCAAGAGTTGATAGAGCTGCAGAATCAGCTAACAGAGTGCAGAAAAGAATTGATGAGAACTCAAGAACAATTGCAGAGTGCCGAGATATCATTGCGGACAGCAGAAGAGAACTTAACGAAGCTGCAGAACTCTTTAGACAGATTGACGAAGAAAATCGATGAGTTGACGCATGACTTGAGGCTTGCGAAACGACAAAGAAACCTGTGGTCTTATATTGCAGGAGCTGTAGCAACAGGCTGGCTGGTAGACAAATTAAGCAATTGACGGGGCGGGAAACCGCCCTCTTTTTTATTGTGTAAATTAATTTATTGCATGGTATAAAGATAATTTATAATAAAGAACTTGAAAATGTATTGACAAATCAAATTGAATTGAGTATACTATAATCAAGAAAAGACAAGAGTTAAAAACAAGGAGGAAAGAAAATGGAAAACACTTACAAACTCACCGGGAGCGAGAAACAAATTACTTGGGCAACAGACATAATAAACGATGTTATAGACACACTTGACAGAAACATCGAAATCAACAAAGAAAGAAATCAAGAAAGAGATGTAAAAGCATTCGAAATGATAAAAAATAAAATCAATAAAATCATTAGCCAGAAAAAAGAAGCAAGCTTTTACATAACAAACAAAAACGCTTTCAATCCATATACCGTAATTAAAACCGCAGAAGAAGCAAGAAACAGAATGTAAATAGGAGGAAAAACAAAATGAAAATAAAAGGATATGAATACCCCGGCGCCCTCGGCGGAACGGGATATAGCTTATTTAAACTAAATGAAGAGGTATACAACGAAGTAACATTTATCACCCCTGCTTACTGGGAACTGACAAAAAACAAAGATGGGCTCCCTATGTTTGTCAATCGGAAAACAGGAGACAAAGGAATGAACATTACAGGCCGAAATGGAATCCCATATATAACCGAAACACAGTCAGGGAAAGAGTACAAATGCCGCGTAAAAGCCAACTGGGGTGGGCACCGCAAAGGGGCAGGGGCAAAAAGAACCCTGCCGGCCGGCGCCCGAAGAAGAACGTTAAGCATGACCGATGAAGAGTGCGAAAAAGTGAAGGCATATCTGCTAACATTGAGAAATAAAAAGTGAAAATCGGGGATAAAATTAATTACTGGACAGTGATCAACACTGATGCACATCCGGAACATCGATACCATGTTTTATGCCGCTGTATTTGCGGCAAAGGAAAATGGGTAAACTGCTCCGCACTACGACTCGGCAAATCAAAATCGTGCGGGTGTCAGCGTAAGCACAATCGGAAAGAATACGATTTGAAGCCAGAGGATAAAATAGGTTACTGGACGATACTAAGCAATGACGGTGATAGGTTCCTTTGTCGGTGTATTTGTGGCACCGAACGGATCATAAAACATAACATATTAAAAAGCGGAAGATCTCTTTCGTGCGGCTGTCGGCGTAGTGATCATCAGATAAAAGGACAAAAAGAAGGGCGCGAACTGGGACAAAAAATATCGCGCGAAGTGCAAAAACACGGGCTGTCCGTAATGTATGCTGGATTTGGCCGAAAAGAAAATAAAAACTCCGGAACAGGCATAACCGGAGTGTCAGTATGGCGCGATAAATATAGGGCATATATTACTGTTGACAGGAAGCAGATCCATATCGGAACCTTTAAAAAATTGGAGGACGCAGTAAAAGCAAGAAAAAACGCAGAAGAGCATTATTTTTCAGAGCGACAGAAAAAGGTAGATAAAATAAAAAGAGCGGTAATGCAAAAAGAGCGGTAATGATATCGCTCTTTTTTACGATCTTGATACGTCAAAAATTCGTCAAAAATCGGCGAAATATATTGAAACGTTTTGAAACAAAACACGGAATCACAAATACTAAAAACATAGTAGCTATCAGCGCCTGAAACGTTTTGAATTGTTTTGAAATACAACCAAGTTATTATATAATAAAAATATACAGGAGCAGATGCTATGGCATTGTACAGAACGTATTC